TCTTGCGAAAGTGGTTGATTATGGAAATACGACAATTAAAAATTATGAGACCGGTGAACGTCAACCAGACATTCAGACTTTGCGAGCGATAGCAACTCATTATGGGAAAACTGTAGATGAGTTATTGAATGTAGATTTATCTGATTTAACTGCTATGAATTTTACTATAGAAAATAGCAATGAACTTGTAAAAATGCTAGAGATATTATTACCGTTTTCATATTCAGAGACTGCACTGAAAAATGCTGATTTCAAAAAGGGATATGATCATTGTAATAGGATATTGGATGCATTTTCTAAAAACGATAGCATACGTGGATCGATATTATCGGATTGCTTTGAAGCATTTGGTAAAGCGATTGAGGATGTAGATGAAGATGGAAATTTGAAGGTGCCAGAGGCAGTTGCTAATATGGTCTGGCTGATTTTTCTGGAATGGGCGCAAATATATGATAACGAAATGATTAATGTATACCAGTCATTATTAGTTCCAAGAAAAAAAGATGATATTCCATTTATAAAGAAATTTCTAAAGTTAAGGGAAAATGAAAGCATTGAGTTAAAACAACGGAAAACAAGTTTCATAAAAGACTTTGATGAACCATTAGCAGAGTTGCTTGCTATGTTGAAAACAGATATTGCGTGGGTGCAGTTGGCAGATTACTATTTAGCGTTACAGTATATGATTTCGATGATTGATACAGGGCTTAGCCCTGAAATGAATACAACAATAGGAATGCATATGATGTTGTCATTCTTGCGACAGGGAAATCAGTATGCTTATCGCATGATGGATTTTCTTAATAAGTTTTAAAATCCAAATAGCTTTTTGTATATTTTGCTGTACTTTCACATATTGTGAATACCTCATTTTTAAAATTGATGTATGATATAAGCAAAAGAATACTTAAAAGTGTAGAGAAGGTATTCGCAAATAATTTGAAAGGAGCTTTACTAATGGAAAATGAAACTATGTCAGGAAAAAAAGCAGTGGAAGATGCAAAAGAGAAGAAAGATTTAATTGATTTTTTGAAAGAACATAAAAAATCAATTGTAATTGGTGCAACAACTCTTTGCACGTTGGTGGCAGGGGTATTTATTTTAAAAAATCGAAAGAACATAATAAATGCGACAGGGGTAAAGGAGATAATTGATAAAAGTATGGAAATATATGAAGATGTAGTTCCTATGTTACCAGAAACGATGGAAGCGCCAATAGATAGTGATGTTCCTAAGAAAATTATTAATGTGCGTGAGCATTTACGAAATCTCCCGAATAATTATAATGCGTCGCAGAGTAAGATTGATTTGGCTGCACAATATGGCATTACTTTGGCAGAGCACCAAACATGGGTAAATTCTTATCCAAAAACAGTTGCGTAAAAAATAGAAAAATCAACTTATAGGTTTGCACACAGATTAGTACAGATTTGAATGGCATCTCTTCGGAGGTGCTTTTCTTTTGTTCATTTTTAGCAGGAGGTGTGTATGGGGTTAGCGTCGATTTTGGGTATCAGGGGGGCGAGGGATAAGCCGGAGGACAGGTACAGGGGGCCGGCTTATTCTTTTTTCTTTGGAAGGAGCAGCAGCGGGAAGGTTGTGAATGAGCGGACGGCTATGCAGGCTACGGCGGTCTATTCCTGTGGCGTCTCTGCCGGTGCATTTGTACCGGTATGCGGGGAAGGGGAAGGAGCGGGTGTATGACCATCCTCTGTATTATCTCCTGCATGACGAGCCGAACCCGGAGATGACTTCTTTTGTGTTCCGGGAGACTTTGATGAGTCACCTTTTGATCTGGGGGAATGCTTATGCGCAGATTATACGGGACGGTGCCGGGAGGGTGCTGGGGCTGTATCCGCTGCTGCCGGACCGGGTGGAGGTTGACCGGGATGATAAGGGGGAGATTTTTTATATTTATGACCGGTACAGTGACGAGAATCCGAATTTTGGGGAATACGGCAGGGTGTGTCTTCGGCAGGAGGATGTGCTGCATATCCCTGGGCTTGGGTTTGACGGGCTGGTGGGGTATTCGCCTATTGCCATGGCTAAGAATGCGGTGGGGATGACGCTGGCCTGTGAGGAATACGGGGCAGGGTTCTTTGAGAACGGGGCCACGCCGGGAGGCGTTCTGGAGCATCCGGGGGTGTTGAAGGACCCGGCGAAGGTGCGGGAGAGCTGGCACGCTGTTTACGGGGGTTCTAAGAATGCGGGGAAGGTGGCCGTTTTGGAAGAGGGCATGAAGTACCAGCAGATCGGGATTCCGCCGGAGGAGGCGCAGTTTCTGGAGACCAGGAAGTTCCAGGTGGATGAGATTGCCAGGCTGTACCGGATTCCGCCGCATATGGTGGGGGATTTGGATAAGAGCAGTTTTTCCAACATTGAGCAGCAGTCTTTGGAGTTTGTGAAGTATACGCTGGACCCGTGGGTGGTTCGGTGGGAGCAGTCGCTGCAGAGGGCGCTTTTGCTGCCCCAGGAGAAGCGGGAGTATTTTGTGAAGCTGAATGTGGACGGGCTTCTGCGGGGGGATTATCAGAGCCGGATGACCGGGTATTCTGTGGGGCGGCAGAATGGGTGGCTGTCTACGAATGATATCAGGGAGATGGAGGATATGAACCCGATCCCGGCGGAGGAAGGCGGGGACTTGTATCTGGTGAACGGGAATCTTTGTAAGTTAAAGGATGCGGGGCTGTTTGCGGGAAAAGAGCAGACGGGGCAGGAGCCGTCGGACGGGAGGATTCCGTGGCAGGGATATCCTGGACAGGGGCTGTGAGGTACGGGAGCATGAAAGCATAAAAGGGATAATGGTGTTTTGGAAGCTGACAGGTGGATATATCTGGCGGCTTTTTTTGTGCGCCGGTTTATGGGGACCGGCGGGAAGTGGTTGAAAAAGCGGAAAGTGAGGTGCAGGGATGAAGCGGAAGTTTTGGAACTGGATACGGAATGAGACGGACGGGGAG